CGGACGTCCCCTTTCGTAACAACAAACTCCTAAGTTTACCTTGCTGGGATCTAGAGAAATCCTAGATCTCAGCATTGGTTTATTCGACCATGGATGGTCGGATAATTTAAAAGGTTAGGAGCCTTCCACTACGTATAAATTACGTAGTTTATTGCTACAAACTCGTCGAAGACGAGAGAGGTGAAGCATGACCATTACCGTTATTCAGCAAGATAATAGTTACTGGCAAAGGCATTACATAAATGCCGCGCCATATTATCGAAACTGGACAGCGATGCTGTTCGATGTGTTCACCGAAGGTAGTAATGATGCGCAGCATCGGGTAAAACCCGATCCTCTAACCGACACTGCAACAGCTAAGCAGTATCGACAGCGGATTAAACCTAGTGAAATACAGTATGTACCATATTACCGCGGAAGTAATACCGCGGCGTGGTACGACATACGTCACGAAAGTCCAAATCCTGGAATTTCTTTTGGCGGCATTTATGACGCCTCAGATCCTCCATGGCAAGACGCAATTCTTGACCAAGTACAAAACAAGGTCACTAATTTGGGTTCTAGCCTAGCTGAGTTTAGAGAAACAGGAAGGTCCTTTGTCAAAGTTGGTAACTTTTTGCACGAGGCCTATCTCCTTTCGAGGGGACGAGCTTCAAAGCATAGGGAACCATTTACGCCGTGTACTATAGCGTCGTTTGACACAGGTTACGCTTTTGGAGTCAAGCCGTTGGTTGAGGATTTATTCTCGGCCACCGAGGCACTTCGCCTTAGGTTAAATGAAGACCTTTTCTTTAAGTTTAAGAAAAGCACATTCACTAACCTGGAAAGCTCACCGGTTGTAGCTAACTGGAAAAACGTAATGGTACGCAGCCGGAAAAGCAACTACGTTGTTGTCCGGGTACATCTCAAGCCTGACATCGGAAACCTTACTTATGGGAATCCAGCGTTATGGGCTTGGGAGGCACTACCGTGGTCATGGATGTTCGACTACGCGATAGGGGTTGGAGATTGGCTGATGAGAATGGATGCCTTACGGCATGTCCAAAGTATCTCAGGCACTCGCACCCTTAGACACCACGCAACAGTTTATGGTAAATACTACAAAAACTGTGGTGTATCAGGATATCAATATGGCTCTCTTAGTAAAAAGATTTACAAGAGTCATGAAAGAGTCCTGGTCACCGGCTTGGGGTTACCACAACCGCCAAGATGGGAACCTTCTAGCACATATAACCGTGTTCGAAGAGTTACCGCAATCTTGGTATCCACTATAACCGGTCGACGTAGGTCAGCTATTTCAGCTGATCCCACGAAGAATTACCGGTTATCACCCTGCAAGGGACCCAGGCATCGTGTCTCTAAAAGGAGATGATGTTAATGCTCAACATACTATTAAAATATGTGAAAGCACTCTGGCCAAAAGACTGCCCTCCCGATGTTCCGCTTCTGATCTGCATAGCATTTGCAGTCTGGGCGTTGTACCGGTTGATCGGTCCTGAGGATTACCTTGCAATTATCACCGAATTATTATTCGGTTCATAGGAACTAACAATATGAGTACTATGGCAAATGTTGTCCTTGCGGACAGCGTACCAGCGAACCACACGTTCGTCCCGGTTTCTCCTTATCCGGTTTCCATATGGGAAGATCGTACCACGCCTATCACAGGCTTGGGCACGGCTGCCCTATCGGGATCGGTAAAGAGAGCTGCTAAGTCCAACGAGGTTAATCGAGTAAAGATTAATTTGAATGTGCCGGTCGAAGAGACCAGCACAGACACGGGTGTTACCACTGTTACCGGTAATCTCCGCATTAACCTGGATGCGATTTCCCCCGCAAACTCAACGGCACTCCAACGTCTGGATGTCCTCACGATGTTTCGTGCGGCAATCGACTTGGCGATCGTTGAGGAAATGATTGAAGATCTGATACAGCCGTCTTAGTAAACATTCTAAGACAGCACAGATCGACAATTCATTTCTATGGTTTTAACCACATTTGAGGACTTTTAATATGACAAGTTTTAACCTGTCGTACAGCGCAGCTTTGAAGCTGCAACTAACGGCGGCTACCTCCATTTGTGAGGCAATAAACTCTCCGCGGAGTCTTGCGGTGAGCCTATTGTTGAATGCCGGTGAGTTTCAACAGTACATGGACCTAACGTGTAATCCAGAGATGTATGAGGATCACAGCGCTTTTGCTGATGACTACCTCGTCTCTGAGATTATGCGAAAGAGTCCATACATTGTTCTAGAAACGAACCGCGAGGAAGTAGCGACGGAATCCTTCTGGATTTCCGAGCTCCAATGCGCCTATGCGAATGACAGGCTGAAGAAAGAGTTGTCTTCTTACAAGAAGATTCTCCAACTACAGTCAGTTATCGCTAACATGCTAGGTCCCTTGGACCAACCTGCTTTAGATAGTATCCTAAACGGGATGGGTCATGGACCTGGCGGATGCATTGGTTTCGCAGCGGATGGCAAACGTGGATCGCAAAAGTACGATACACAAGTAAGCCTTACCGTCGACCTATACCCATATTACAAGGCCCTTATGGGGCCTTTATGGCATGATTATAAGCGTAGTAATGCTTTAATCGTGCCGGGTAATAGGTTTGCAACCGTACCAAAGGACGCGAAAACAGACCGGGGTATTTGTGTTGAGCCCATGCTTAATGTCTTCGGACAAAAAGGCATAGGTTTGCACATCCGGAAAAGGTTACGCTACTTTGGTGTCGACTTACGGCATCAGCAGAAGCTGAACAGAGAGCTAGCTAGCCAAGCTTGGAAAGATAGTCTCGCGACTATCGATCTAAGTAGGGCAAGCGACACTGTCTGCAGTGAGTTGGTGCTGCAGCTATTCCCCGAAGACTGGGTTGAGCTACTTTCACTCTTTAGATCACATAGAAGCCAAATTAAGGGCGACTATCATGAGCTAGAAAAATGGAGTAGTATGGGTAATGGTTACACGTTCGAGCTCGAGACGATTATTTTTCTCGCGCTAGTCCGGTGCCATGTCCCAAAATCCAGATGGGGGCAAACTTCTGTGTTCGGCGATGATATCGTTGTTCCACAGGAGTATGCAAAAGCTGTCGTTGACGACCTTGAATTTTTAGGATTCAAGGTGAACGGTAAGAAGTCGTTCCTGGGAGGGAACTTCTTCGAATCGTGCGGGACCGATTGGTTCAAGGGCCATAACGTTAGGCCCTTTTATCTAAAAGAGTTCTCGCCGGCATCGCCGGCTCCTCTTCAGATATGTAATAAGCTACGAATGTATTTATACAAACGTGGCAACCAACTCGGTTCTGACGCTCGTTTCCGTGATGCATGGCTATCACTAGCTAAGCATATCCCACTCTTTTGGCGGCGCTGCAAAGTGCCACCTCAAGCGGGAGACGTCGGACTTCTGTGCTCTCTTTCTGAGGCACCGGAAGTTAAGCGTCATAGGGACGGGTGGGAAGGGCTTTCATACCGCTTCGTGCAAATGAAGAGTGTGAAACAAGAGACAGTAAAGTATAGTTATTTACTATCTCGCCTTCTCAGCGGCACAACACCGGATGCCCCTGATTTGTGGTATGGACGTAATAACGTTCAAATCACGAAGTCAGTTGTGCGACTAGTTTCTTCGTATAAGAAAGCTAACCGCACTCTCGGCAAAGAGCCCGTAAAAGGACTCTACGGTCGTTGTGTTCCTAAAGTGGCCAGCGTTGCACGTTGGCCAGACGGTTTAGAGTGGGACTTGTATCGCAAAGCATGCAAATGCAACTTTTCGAAGTAAGCAATAAAAGTTCCAAGTGAAATTCAAAATGTTCTTGAACATCGTTTTTAAAATCAAACTTTTAAAAAGTAATG